GTCATAGGTTCGATTCCCTTAGATTAGATTGAACACCACTCTTCTTAGCGCGATTCGCATATGGCACCAAGCGAAAACGCAACCGGGTTGTGTTGTATTATTGCCACTTGACATTAGCGTAGTTGCTTAAAAGCCCGAAGCGATTCGCGGCCAGGCTTTGCTAACCTCCTCTAAAGCTTTTAGCCAATATCCAAAAAGCCGTTAGCAAAAAATTTCTAGTAAAATACCCAAAAAGCCGTTAGCAAGACATCCAAAAAGCCGTTAGCAAAATGTTTCTGGTAAAACACACGAAAATATGTTAACCCCAAGTTACACAAAAGGAGAATCAGTATGTTTTTCACTGACGATGATTTCCCGCTCATAGAGGGTAGGTATTACGAACTGGAGAATGGTCGCGTTGTCGGCCCTGTGACAATGGGGATGTACGATGATCCAGGGTTTTATTTGCGTGTGGGATTTTATGATATTCCCGGTTACGGGCGAGATGAGGTTTTGCGTGTGTTGCGCATACTCCCAGTGAAAGTGCCTGAACCTATACCAGAGCCGCCAAAACCAGACTATTCTGAGTTCTTACGGGAGTTGAGTGCTTTGACACGTAAGCATGGGGTTGAGATTGCTGGTTGCGGGTGCTGCGGGTCTCCTTTTTTGGTTGATCTGGGCGATGGTGTTGGACACTACGTGGTTGATGAAGATAATAATAATTTGGAGTGGGAATAGAGCGATGAAAGTAACGTATATTCAGCATTGCGGCAGCGACCTTATGGTTGTTAATGCAGCGCGTGTCAGCTTTGACAAGCGCAATCTGGTGTTAGACGAGGAGCGTGACCCACGGATTATTCGCTTTCTGGCGAAGCACGGTCACACCAGTCCGTTTAACCACACGTTCATCACCATGCACGTCAAAGCGCCGATCTATGTGGCGCGTCAGTTGGTAAAGCACAAGTTCATGCCGTGGAACGAGGTGAGCGGTCGCTATGTGACGTTCAAACCTGAGTTCCATATGCCGACTGCGTTTCGCTCAAAGGCTGAGGACAAGAAGCAGGGTAGCGGTGAGCCGATTGTTGATGACAGCAATCTGAGAATGCTGTTTGAAGATCAGCACCACGATTCGTTCTTGCGCTATAAGGCTGCACTCGATGGTGGTTTATGCGAGGAGCAGGCGCGGGGACTATTGCCATTGGACTTGATGACGCAGTGGTATTGGTCAGGAACGCTTGGTGCGTGGGCTGATATGTATAACTTACGGGCAAAGCCTGATGCGCAGGAGGAGACACGTGAGATTGCGGAACAGGCGGGTGAGATCATCGCGCCACTATTTGAACATTCATGGAAGGCACTGACACAATGACAAGTTTTGACGACCAACTAGCCCTGTCCGAGGTAGGCGATGAGATTGTTTACCATAAAGGTTTTCACTGCATGGAGACGCTGGCGACGTACCCGCGTAAGAAGCCTATTCCCAAGGCGGCATGGGATGCCTACGAGCGCGGTGAGGTGCTGTTGTATCAGCGGCGCATTGGGCCTGATGAACTGGAATACGTTGCGAAGGTGGTGAAGTGATGAAGCACGTTAAAGACTTCCTGCTCTGGTTCTACGATGATCTACCAGCCTATTACTCAATCCCAATCACGATGCTGACTATTGCACTTATCGGAAGGTGGTTTTTCCAATGACTGAACGCGAGAAAGATGAACGCGACCTCGCTATTCTGCGTGAATATGAGGCAGGTACGAGCAAAGCGAAGCTGATGCGGGACTACGGTGTGACAAGGCACCATCTCTACAAGCTGTTAGAGGAGGCGTTGGTGTAATGCCGAAGATCAAGATAGATTATCCGACACTAGATGGGATTGTTGAAGCGGGACTACGCGACTTGCTGAACTCTATGGTTGACGGTTATCGTAATCCCACAACGCATCCTGACGACAAAAAGGAGTATCTCCGTGACATACAAGCCATCGAACATGTCCTCAAAATCTACAGTGTTTAACCTACGCGATCTGGCATTGACCGTAGCGAAGGCACACGATCTACCCTTGGCGGTTGTGGTTGAAGCGGATGAGGTGTCAGAAAATGACGAGGGCTTTCTGACAGCTATTTGCGCATCTGCTGACCTACAGGAGATCGTCTGTGGTTCTGGACGATAGCGAATACCATATCGCAGCAACATTAGATGTTGCGTGTGAAGGTCTGAGCATAGAGGCGGTGAGCGCCGCCTGTGAAGTGAGCGACAGCGCAGAGGATTTCTTCTGGGCTGTCCAAGCAGCAATCAGACTAAAGGAGATATGCGATGATAACACAAGATGACATCGACGCTATGCGCAAACCTCGCTTGTTGATACTGGGCTATGCACGTCACGGTAAGGATACTGTCGCAGAAATGCTACGCGACAGATATAGCTTTAGCTTTATGTCCAGTTCCGAGTTCGTTGGACGCGAAGTGATGTGGGATAACTGGGGTGTTGCGCGGTATAATAGCTTTGAAGCTATGTTTGCTGATCGCATGAACTACCGCCAACTCTGGATGGAGATGATCTCGGCATATAATACGCCTGACAAGACCAGAACGGCCCGCACAATGCTTGAGCGCGGTTATGATATGTATGTGGGCATGAGGCGTTTAGATGAGCTTCTAGCGTGTCGTGACGCGCTGCTGTTTGACTATGTGGTGTGGGTTGATCGTAGCGACCACCTGCCACCTGAGACGGGTAGCATGGATATAACACAGCGGGCCTCTGACCCTGACTTCACGATCAACAACAATGGGACGTTATCTGATCTTGAAAAGGCCGTTGACTATATGATGGAGGAAATCCTATAGTCAAAAGCATTACCTCCCTGCCTAACCTGACCCAGCCTTTGCGCTGGGTCTTTTTTTGTGTTAAGTTCAGGCAAACAAGGAATGGGCCAAGCCTAAATGCAGCTAACACCCGAACAGATACGCGAAATTGGCCCAGAAGCCCTACAGAAAATCCGAGCAGAGCTTGCGAAGCGGAGCCTAAAGGAGTTTGTGCATCAGGCGTGGCCTGTTATTGAGCCAGGAACGCCGCTTGTCTGGGGTTGGGTGCTAGATGCAATGGTCGAACACCTTGAAGCTGTTACGCGAGGCGAGATCAAACGTCTTGTGATTAACGTACCACCCGGAGCGATGAAGTCGAAGTTGACATCAGTGTTGTATCCAACGTGGTCGTGGCTCCATAAACCGCACTACAAGTTCCTGTCGTCGTCATACGCACTGAGCCTAGCAGAGAGAAACAACGTCGAATGTCGGCGCATTCTGCAATCGGACTGGTACACAAAGAACTTTGGTATATCCATATCATCAGAGGAAGCTGGAAAGGTCAATTTCAGCACAGACAAGCTGGGTGTCATGCGGGCTATCTCGGTCGGCGGCGCAACAACTGGTTATCGCGGTGACGTTTTCGTGATCGACGATCCGCATGACGTGTCTAAGGCGGGTTCTGACCTCAAACGGTCAGAGGCGGTGCAGTGGTTTATCGAATCCGCACAGACACGCTTGAACAGCCTACGCGATAGCGCAATCGTAGTTATCATGCAGCGTGTGCATGAGGAGGATGTGACATCAACGGCTCTTGAAATGGGCTATGAGTCATTGCGCGTCCCAATGCGATGGGATGAGTCAATGCGAAACACCACAAGCATTGGCTGGACAGACCCGCGCAAGGTAGAAGGCGAACTGATGTGGCCTGAGAGGTTCCCAAAGAAGGAACTCGACACGCTTGAAGGCAACATGGGCGTATACGCCGTTGCCTCGCAGATGCAGCAGCAACCAGCCCCCCGCAAAGGCGGTATGTTCCAAGTCGATACTGTCCGTCAGATTGAGGATTTACCTGATGAGAACTTCATTGCTGTTCGCGCATGGGACTTAGCAGGTAGCGAAGGGAAAGGTGCCTATACCGTAGGTACGAAAATGTTATACGGAGAGACATCACAGCAATTTTATGTCGTGGATGTTATCCGTAAGCAATTAGGCGGTGGCGCTGTTCGCCAGTTGATCGAAAAGACCGCCGAGCAGGATGGTTTGGCGACAAAAATCATCATTCCACAAGACCCTGGTGCTGCGGGCAAGGTCGTTGTGCAGGATATTATCGCATTGTTGGCTGGTTATAACGCTAAAGCAGAGCCGCAGTCAGGTTCTAAGGAGACACGCGCAGAGCCATTGGCGTCACAGATCGAGATTGGCAAGGTGAGTGTTTTGAAGCGCGTCTGGACGAAGGCTTGGATGGATGAATTGCGGTTCTTCCCCAAAGGTAAATTCAAAGATCAGGTGGACTCCACAGCATCTGCGTTTAACGCATTATCAGCGCTTACACGCAAGAAGCGCAAGACCCCTCAGTTGAGTATTGTTGGTGAGAGACAGAACAATGTTTTCAAAGTCGCTTAAAAGCCCTATACTGCACCCAACAATCGCATAGGACATACAAATGGCCCGACCGTACACAGAATTAGGCGTAGCGTCAGATACCAACCCAAGCTGGGGTATTAGGCAGGATGAGTTCGTCGTCCAGCTTCGTGGCCGTCAAGGTATCAAGAAATATCGCGAGATGAGCGAGAACGACGCTGTTATTGGCGCTATCCTGACCGCCATGACGATGATGCTACGCTCTATCGAATGGCGCGTCGAAGGCGAGTCTACCGATGCCGTCAAGTTCGTTCAGTCCGTCATGCACGGTATGGACGATAAGTCGTGGGAAGAATTTGTAGCCGACACTTTGTCCATGCTGCAATATGGTTTCAGTATCTTCGAGTTTGTGCCTCGCCGTGATAGCGATGGGCTTATTCGCATGAGGAAACTAGCATCTCGCGCACAATGGACGATTGATCGCTTTGAAGCCAAGGACAATGGTGACATCCAAGGCGTGTGGCAGGTAGCTGCGCAAAAGAACGTATATATCCCATACTCAAAGATGTTGCATTTTCGAACTACATCTGTGGCGAACGAGCCTTCTGGTAGGTCTGTCCTACGTTCTGCTTACACGTCATGGAGAGCGCAAAACAACATCAAGTATTTTGAGGGCGTTGGTATTGAGCGCGAACTCAATGGGCTTCCTGTTGTGCGTATTCCGTCTGAATTTATGTCGGCAGATGCAAGCGACTCGCAAAAGGCGCTATTCACCCAGATGAAAACCATTGCGCGTGACGTGAAGCGCAATGAGCAGGGTTGGATTATCCTTCCGTCCGACCGCTATGCGGATGATGATGGCAAGTTGACCAATAACCTGATGGTTGAATTTGACCTGATTGCATCCAAAGGCACACGCGATATTGACACGGGCGCTGTGATCTTGCGGTATCAGCAAGATATGGCGCGTTCGGTCATGGCTGACTTCGTAATGCTCGGCGCGAATGACCGAGGTAGCTTTGCGCTGTCGAAGTCAAAAGCTGATCTGTTCCTGAAGGCGCTTGAAGGTTACGCGGACACCATTGCCGCGCAACTCAATCGAAAACTACTGCCTTATCTGTGGGAACTGAACGGTATGAACCCAGATGATATGCCGAAGATCGCACGTGGTCGTGTGGCCCCTGTGGACCTTGAAGAACTTGGTCAATACATCCAGCGCCTCGCACTGTCTGGCGTCGATCTGTTCCCTGATGAGGGATTGGATAAGCACTTGCGCGACGTTGCTGGCCTTCCTGCGGGCGACCCTAATCGTCCACGACCAAATGCTGAGACCTTGGAGGAATGATCTACTCCTTCAAAACAGCAGGTTGGCCTGAGCGGCTATGGCGCACGAATAATCGTGACGACATTGCTCGCGGCAATGTACCTGGGTCGTACCCATATAGCACATTCGGTGAATTTATCAGTGGCGGAGCAGTGGAAAACGGCATTGTCTGGGAAACTGGGATGCCACTTACGCTCACGGTCCCTAACAATATCCAGTTGACGCTGGTGTCCACGTCAGCGAGTGACACAGGCCAAATAGGTATCCGTTATCTCGATGGCGACTTGATTGAGCGCACAGAAACTGTGACGCTTAATGGGACAACACCAGTTACGACAACAGCCACGGATATTCGCGCCATAAATAACGCCTACTCAAAGAATGGGCCTGTCGTCGGCGCAGTGTCGTTTACAAACGGAGGCGTAACTTACGCCTATATACCTGCCGGAGACATTCAGTTCAACACAAGCCTACATCGCGTCCCTGCGGGTAAGCGCCTGATGATTACATCCATGTATGCTGGGTCTGCGTCGGCAACTGCGGATGCGCGATGTGTGGTTAAG